CTATCAATGTACCGCCCTGAAAAGGGCAATGATTATAGATTTATAGATCGTATAATTAACGAAGAATTCCAAGTGGGCGGGACTGATATCTATATTCACAAATATTTAGGCCCCCTTAGTCCCGATGAAGTTGGGGGTGAATCCTCACCCACACAGCCTAACACTAGTGGAAATCTTATTCCTGAGTTGGGAATTCAAGATGTTTTATTGATGGAAAATAGGGATAGAAAATATGATCCAGATGTGTATATAGTTCGTGGAATTTATACCATGCAAGATTTAGATTTTAATCTTACGCAGTTTGGTATAATGTTAAACACCGACAATATCATGATGCATTTTCATATTAAAAGCAGCGTTGATGCATTAAGTCGAAAACTTATGGCAGGGGATGTTTTAGAATTGCCACATTTACAAGATGAATACGGGCTAGATCAAGATAATATTCGAGCATTGAAAAGATTTTATGTAGTACAAGAAGTAACTAGGCCTGCCGCAGGATTTAGTCCCACATGGTACCCGCATTTATTAAAAGCAAAATGCTCACCGTTAGTTGACAGTCAAGAATTTAAAGAAATTTTAGATGTTGATAGTGGCAATGGAGACGGAAGTACCCTTAGAGATTTACTCAGTACATATTCTAAAAGTATTGAAATTAACAATCAAATTATTGCACAAGCCGAACTTGATGCTCCGCAAAGTGGATATGACACCAAAGCGTTATATATGCTCCCATTGAAGGATGATGCGTTAGTAAACATTGCTGATGTATCTAATAATAATGTTGATGTTAGTATTGAAAATTCAGCATATGATGCTAGTATAGTCTTACAAAGTCCATCTAGGAATATGTATGTGGGATATCTAACCGGTGACGGTATTCCTCCAAATGGACTACCATTTGGACAAGGTATTGAATTTCCTAGATCTGTAATTGATGGCCAATTTTATTTAAGAACTGACTATCTGCCTAATAGATTGTTTAGATATAATGGACAACATTGGAAAATGTTTGAGGAAAAAGTTAGGATGACCATGGATAATACTGGCGCTAATGATTATGCAGCCATAACGATGGGCGCACAAGTTAGGAACACTCAAAAAACTGGATTTATTAACAACAATTCAACTTCAACTATTGCTGGTAAGATTGTAAATCAAAAACAAGCATTAAGTAAAGCATTAAAACCTAGGGCAGATAATTAACATGTCAGATTATTTTTATGACGGGCAAATACGAAGATATGTGACTAAATTTATACGAGTTATGAGTAACTTCAGCTATAAAGATGGCAAAGGTAATTTAATTCAAATTCCAGTTAGGTATGGAGATTTGACTAGACAGACTGCACAAGTATTAAAGAAGGGTAGTGAAAACGTGCTAGCATCTGCACCGTTTATTGCGTGTTATATAAAAGATTTTAGATATGATCGAAGTAGATTACAAGATCCCACGTTTGTCAGCAAAATTAATATTCGAGAACGTGATGTTGATGCCAACGGAAATTTACTTAATACTCAAGGGGCTAACTATACTGTAGAACGTATAATGCCTAGTCCATATAAAATAACTTTTTCTGCAGATATATGGACTACAAATAGCGATCAAAAATTTCAAGTTGTAGAACAAATTGCCTATATTTTTAATCCTGCTTTAGATTTACAAACTACAGACACCTATATTGATTGGACTAGCCTTAATATGTTAACACTTACTGATCAAGGTCAGTGGAGTACTAGGACAGTTCCGCAAGGTCTAGATGAAAATTTAGAAATATCTAGTTTAGTATTTGAAGCTCCAGTTTGGATCACACCACCTGCTAAAGTTAAACAGATGAATGTAATTACTAAAATTATCAGTAATGTATTTTTACCTATAAACAGTGATACGGTACTTGATGATTTACGAGCTGGATATGCAGCACAAATATTTACAGAACCCACAATTGATGTTGTAGTTACACCTAATAATTTTAATTTGTTGGTATTAAACGGTGTTGCAACATTGGAATCTTTATCTTACGAATCTCAAGGCGACGATGTTAATCAACCAGCGGTGTCTTGGTTGACTATCTTAAACAAATATCCAGGAAAATTTACAGCAAGATTAAGTCAAATACGATTAACTACACCTAGTGGTAATGAAATAGTGGCGTTTATAACCCTTGATGCCAATGATGAAACAAAAATGTTATTAAATTTTGATGTGGATTCTATTCCTGGTAATACTTTAATTAATGGTCGCGGATCTATAGATGCAATTATTAATCCTGATACTTTTAATCCTATCAATAAAATTGCTAATACAAGATATCTAATATTAGAAGATATAAATCCTGATCATGCAATGCCGAATTATAGTGGCCCAACTGCTTGGAAAAATAGTACAGGAACTGATTTTGTGGCATATGCTAACGATATAATTGAATGGGATGGCGCACAATGGACAATTATATTCAATTCTGCAACGGTTACTGACACTACTTACATAACTAATTCATATACAGGTATACAATACAAGTGGGACAAAGGAAACTGGAGCAAGAGCTTTGAGGGATTGTATAATAATTGGTCATGGCGGTTAGTTCTTTAAATCAAATCATATGTAGCGGTGGGCTATTCCTAGCTGAAGATACTCAGAGATTTTTATTACTGATGCGTACTCATGAAAAAACTTTGGGTACCTGGGGATTGGTAGGCGGTAAAAAAGAACCATCTGATACTACAGTTGTAGATTCTTTACATAGGGAAATACAAGAAGAAATAGGCCTTAAACCCAAAATAAAAAAAATTATTCCACTAGAATTGTTTACTTCTAATGATAATAATTTTCAATATAACACATATGTGCTAGTTGTTGAAAAAGAATTTATTCCTATATTAAACTCTGAACATAATGCATATGCTTGGTGTAACTATGATTGCTGGCCTAAACCACTTCATCAGGGCGTAAAAAATAGCCTTAACAACAAAGTTGTCAAGGCTAAACTAGAAGTTTTATTGGATATTTTTAAAATTAGTTAAACACTTTATCAGACAACGGACCTTGCGGCGTGTCGTTTATTTGTGGTTTAACTTGATTTACAAGGTCATCAATTATTTTACGGCTAATTTTGTGCGGTAATTCTTCTAATCCTGCCATTAAAACATTAAATGTTTGTGCATCAATTGTAAGTGTAATTTTTTCCATAAGTATTCCTTAATTTAACAGTACTTATACCTATAGAAAAATTACTGCGGTGTTTCTGGATTACTGGGTTCTTCAGGAGGTGCCCACGGTAATGACGCACTATGAATTACATTATGCTGTGTATCTAAATCTTTAAAAATTTGTTGCATAATATGATCGGCATATGACCCTATAACTTGGTCCTGAATCCACGATAATACATCAGTTTCTTGCAAATTTTGAAATTCAATGAATCCAGTTTGTCCAGCAGTGCTAAACGGAGTTGCTCCATCAAACTGCGCTACCTTATTTTGAGTATCTACACCAACCAATTTCCAATATGTTTGTATTACTGCGTTTTCAAAACCGTTTTCTTTTTTGGTATTTAGACGAGTGACTGTCCACGAATATGTAATATAGGACGGGGTACCGTCACTGTAGACTACTGCCTGTGTTTCTGGGATACTTGTTGCCATTTTATTCTCCTAATTTATTTATTGCCCTTGAGCATATTTAATTCTGTTTTTAATTCATCAAGTTCTTTCTTAAGATCCTTGATTGCTTCGATAAAAATTCCCGCCATATTTCCGTAAGCAACGGATAAATCTTGATTTTCTCCAGAACTTTTAACTACTTCTGGGAATATTTCTTGTACCTCTTGGGCAATAACTCCCACTTGCCTGCATCCAACATCTTCAGGTTGTGCATCAATTCTATAGTAGGTAACACCCCTAAGTTTTAAAAGTTTATCTAACGCATTTTCAATAGTAAAAATATCTCGTTTTTTACGTCGATCTGAATATGCATATACGTTGTCATTAGAGGCAAGAGATCCGTTTACATACACTCCATATGACATTGCTGTTGCGCCAATTCCAAAATATTGATCAACATTAAGATCATCTTGACAGTTCAATATCATCTTAGGACTGTCTTTATTGCCATTTGCAACCAGCCACCACTTCTGGGTGCCACCACCATCAGTTGCACTGGATGAATGTAATCCAAATTTATTACTATCCTTTTGTTTAATAAACTGAGCAGAAATTGTACCAGATTGTGCTGAAATGCTATATCCTGCAAATTTTTTAAAAGTACCGCCAATATTAACTTCACTTCCATATCCATAAGTTGCTACAATTCCGTAGACTTTATTGATAAACCCGCCGTCAGCGTTGGTAGTGCCGCTTGCAACATTTGGTTGATCAATACCCATTAATCCTCGACTATTTGGAAATTCATATCTACCAACACCTGTTACTTCAAACTTAGTGTTAGCAGATACTGTATTAAGTTTTGAGGTTGCACTTGGTATCAAATAATAAGCAGCATCAACATTAGATCCCAACCCGCCTGCATACAGTGCAGTTCCTGAATTTCCTACAATTCTATTGGGTCCAACCCATAAATTAATATATGCATTATTGTTGTAGGCATTTTGTCCAAAGGTGGGAGTTCCAACAGGCGTTGATGAAACTTCATCAAATCTAAATCCCATTGGCCAATTGGTAGCTAGTGTAGTTGCTGCGCTTCCATCACTAAACGGTCCAAATCCGCCAGCCCCACCTGCTGCTGCGCCACCTGCGGTAACAGTATACCAAGGCATTATAAACCTAGCCGTAATCATATTGGTACTGCTTTGTGCATCGGTCCAATAAGATTTTGCAGTTACTCGCTTAAATGTTAACGTGTCATTAGTTATGGTTAAATCTGCAAATGTTGGACTACTAGTTGTGGTCACATCCTGGTCCATGTTAGCAGCATACTTGTACGTGTAGGCGTCAAGTATTCTTGACCATCTAGCCCAACCACTAGATGTATCTCGCAGTGTTCTAAAAAATAATCCTACCGAATAATAAGTAGGAATAGCTGCACCATCACTGGCCGGGATCCATCGGCCGGCAATTTCCACAGAGCCTGAGGTGCCTTGGCCAAATCCAATGCCCGCATAGTATGCGTTGCCAGCAGCTGATGGAGTATTAGCACTAGTATTAGCAGTGCTATACCAATTATATAACCCTTGTCTATAAGCAGCCCTAGTACCTTCTGCAATTATACCAGTGCCATCCGTATTAGGTAGTACCCATTCGGAAGATCCAAATCTAAGTGAATTTGGTTCTTTTGTAGTGCCAGTGACAGGAGTACCTGTTAAGTATCCTGTAATACCATTACCTACTTTTATATTATTGAAATACGATGAAGTACTAAGGGCTAGTGTATAAGCACTGTCTATAGGATCAATTAGTTGTTTAAAATATACAGTATATTGATGACTATAATTAACTGATCCCGCAGTAAACACTTCTGCCCAAGGAGACCAGCTGCCGCCAATGCCGCTTATAGTTCCCTGTCCTCTAAAAAACATTCTAGAGAAATTTGCACTACTACCAGTCATGGGTATTATTATTTGACTGCCGTATTGGTAGCCGTCACCTGATCCGGCATACCCACCGCGATGTCTAGCTTGGTACAATGTATACCAAGTATTATTGACTGCTGTGGGACTACCTTGCCCAGTAGCATATGTTGGAGCATTTGCCGTTACTTGTAGTGATCCCACATAAGAATAGTTTGGAAGAACTGTTGAAGCACTGAGATTAAATCCAGTATCAATATTTCCTATATTAGTGTGAGCATATGATAAGAAAGGACTAGTGACATCATCTGGTCCCAAGGTTAATACATCATAATTAGTAGTGGTGCTGGCGCCAACTTTTAATGCATTCAAATATGATTGTCCAGGCGGGTATAGATAATAATAATTAAATGCATCGCTGGGATTTCCATAATACTTTTTAGCAAATGTATTATTACCAAATGTCACGTCGTTAGTTGACAATGAAATACTAACAGCAGTACCAGTGGTATTAGAAATAGTCAACTGTCCGGTAGGCAATGCAGTTGCTTGTATATTCCATTGTGAAGTAATACTTCCACTGCCTGATTGATCAGTTCCCAGATAAATTCCTGCTAGTCCATTAGCAGCCCTAGGTAACCTAATATTTTCGTTGTAATTATTACCGCCAGTATTAACAAATTGCACCATACCAAATGCTTTTAAATTACTAAGCACTGACCCGGTGCCGGGTTTGACATAGTAAAAAACATTATCGCCGTCGTACCAAGTACCACTTAAATATAATGCACCAGTAGATGGTGATAGACTAATTGTAGATCCAAATGTATAAAGTGGAGCATTTGCGGAAGTGCCATTAGGAAATCTAGTGATCGAATAAATATATCCAGCTTGATTTATGCCAGTGCCAGCCGTACCAACTTCAACCCCCATTCCCCAATATCTAGTTGATGTAGTAGCCGGTGCATCTTTCCATCCAGTAAATCTACCCTGACCCTGAGTAAGTACGTCACCAACAAACGTTCCAGTATTTAAATTTGAAGTATATGCTGGTGATAGGTAATATGCCGCACTAGCAGCATCATAAACAATTTTAGTTGTTATATTACCATATGTGGTAATATTTTTACTTACATCCCAGTTTAACAATCTATTGGCAAACCCAGTCGTGCCGCCTGCTCTTGACCCTAGTAAACTTATGTTATAGAAATTGACTGCCGAAGTGCCATTACCTGCAATTGTTAGTCTGAAATAAGCGCCAACTGTTGTGCCTTGTGTTCTAATATAATGAAATCCTGAATTAGTAGTTGTGCCTATAGATACATTGTTTACATGGGTCGTCCACGGACCCCCCGCGGCAGCAGCACTTTCAATAGTTATAGATAACGGAGTTGATCCAGAAACTCCGGTGATGAATAATGCATCCCAGGTTCTATTACTAAATCCATTCCAAGTAAATCTAATGCGTTGTTTACTTGCACCAAGGGGTAACGTATAATTAGCGGCAACTGCACTATTAAGAGAATTTTGGCTAGTAAATAACGATCTAACATCAGTTGTGCTATCTACGGTCCATACAGTAGATACTACATTATAAGTTTCAACAGTATCAGGAAAGTTCCAAAGTAATAAATCTACTAAACTACCTGAACCTAAAACTTTATCTGATCCAAATATTGCCGAAGTTTCAAATGTATTATCTAAAAGGGCAAGACCTGTGCCAGTGTTTAAATACCAACCATACTGAACGGCATTTAAGGAACTTAATACTGATGTCCCTGTAAAGTTTATCGTATATGCAGTATCAAAATCACTAACTAATTTATTTGCAGATATTCCACCACCAACAGTTAATCCATATGTGGTATTAGCAAGCGCATTAATACCAACGGTACCTTCTCGAGAATTAATAGATCTACGCCAAACAGTTGCACTTGCGTAGGCTTTGTCGTATAGTGAAAAGTCTCCAAATACTGCGTCTGATACCCGGATAGCAAATCCAGAAGTATTACCTTTCATAACAGCAACTTGATTAGTGCCAGTACCATTTACCACAATACCACCAAGCATACCAAGATCGCTTGGTATAGTTATTTGATTGAAGCCCCAGTTTCCATTGCCAGTAATTGTAAGTACACGAGTAGTAGTATTTGACCACAATGCTGCACTATTATTAACATCAGTTTGCCAATTCCAATTATTCCAAAATAGTGTATTATAATATGGATCAGAATTTGGAGTTACAATTTTTAATCCAGTTGCGGTACTTATTGATGTAACAGCGCCACCTAATACCAAAGAATTTATATATGAATAATCAGAAGGTTTAACATAATATGCCGTATTACCAACATCTGCAAATGTTATGGCCTGTATTGCCGCCGAAACTGGATTTACTGCGGCCAGTGTTCCTCCAACACTCATAATATATTGATTAACACCATTTAGTGCCCATACCAATGAAGTGTCGGCATTTTTTGGTATGTAATTTTTCCAAATTGTTGAAGTATTAGTTATCCATTTATAACCAACTTCACCTGTGGATATTAATGGCCGAGAGGCAGAAATATAAGTATTGCCCACAGTTGATCTAGCAGTTATCACATCAACATCAAATGTACCAGACAGTGTCAACTGATTCATAGTTGATGTGGTACCCGGATCTACATAATAATTATTGTTATCAGAATCAATTAATTTTGGAGCATAAATATTTTTAGGAAAATTAACAATACTATCGCTATCCACTGTCATGAATATGGTTGACGAATTATAAAAATTTGTAGTATATGGTCCAAAATCCGATTGAAACTTATAGTTACCCCTTTTAGAATTATATATAATATCGCCTAGAGAATTTGCACGTATGCTACCTACTACAGAGTTTGAATTACCAAATCTCCAATATATACCACTACTTCCCCCAGTTTGATTGACCAATGTTAAATGTGTAGTGGCAGTAGTACCAGTATTATCATCGTTGTTTAATTTAATTACTACTGGATTGGTAAAAGTCGACGATGTTTCAACGGTAATAGCATTATATGCTGTTAGCATTGGATATATATTTCCATTAAATATATAAAGTGGACCCGTACTTGTAGTTCCGTTTGAAATATATCTATTATCAGTACCACCCAAATATACGCCCCATAAGGGATTATATCCCATAGTGTCTGTACTTACACCAGTTGATAATATTGTATGATTAGTTGCCGTAGTTGTAAGATCTAGATACAATGATGTATTATCAGCAGCGGTATAACTACCCTTAGATCTAAAAGTGCCGCCAGCAATTATATGTCCGGTAGCATTGAAATTTCCGTTAGTATCGCTATAAAATAAATCACTTTTTCTAGTGTAGGAGGCAGTTACTGTATTATACCAAAGTTTTCCAAACCATAGATTTCCAAGAGAATCTATACCTATACCTGCATACGGAGTAGTGACCCCGCTTGTGGCATTGTAAAGTCCATAAAACGTTGCTGAATTAGCAACTGTAATACTTCTACGACTTACTGAGATTGTGCCTGCGCCGGCACCACCACCTGCTTCGTTGCCTGGAACAAGTTCTGTCCCACGGGCTACTAGCGTTGTAATTTTGCTTGTACCAGAAGGTTTAATATAAGAATTACTACTGGTGTCGGCACTATCATACAATGCGCCGCCCACATTGAGATTGCTCTGGACGACGCCGTCACCCCATATTGTTGTTCCTGATTTTAATTGTGCCATAGACTAATATTTATCATTTAAGAAATTGTGTATATAGGTTAATTATGTGAAGTTATTAGTTAAAGTTCCGGAATCTGGACTCAATATTCTAACTTCGTCAAATTCTATTGCCATTAAAGTAGCTGTACTAGTTTCACGTTTTTTAACATTATATGGGTATCCGGAAGGATAATCACTGCTAAAACTAGGGGGTGACGTTGACGTTAACTGGAAATTATAAGGACTCAAGTCCTTATAATATGTTAAAGAATTTTCTGCAGATAGTAATATTGAAGTGCCTGGAATGTTTGCTAATTTTACATTAGGCGTAAACGGAACACTAGTACTTGCGCCATATGCCGACCCCGAACCTTTAGTAATTCTTAAATCAGTAATGTTCCCTTCAAACAACGAATTTAAGGTAACTCCGTCTGCTGAGATACCAGCCCCTATCATTAAATCTTTGGTTTGTAATCCTGACATAACAAATGTCATATTTACTGTGTCCCGAACAATGCCCTGAAGATAAGAAGTTAACGTATTTTTATATCGTGTAAGTGCAAAATGATACCAATTATTGGTAGATATTCCAGATAGGTTGCCAACTGCTCCACTACCACCATTGCCGAGACCCACGGACCATTGTAACACAGAGCCAACTAATTTTACGGTATAGGAAGGTTGAGCTACACCGGCTGTCCCATCTTTATCAATTATTATTTGTGCCGAAGGTGATGTTGTGCTAGTTTTAAACCAAAATTCTATAGTCCACCAAGGTGAACCTGTTGATAAATCTAATGGATTGGAAACACTAGTAGATGATGATACTTGTATGTATTGATTTCCATTGAATAATATACTCCCGTTAGGCCGTGATAAAGAAACGTCGTCAAATTCATTTGCATAATACTTAGCAGATGTTTGACCAGGTAGTGGTTTTACCAAACTTATAACTGATGTGGCAGTTTCATTAAATGTGCCATTTATATATAATGTACCATCTTCAGTTAATCGCGTTGATATAAGTCCTAAATTATATTCTATTAGAATTAAACCACATCCACCTTGGCCACCAGACCAATATTGAATACCATTGAAATAATTATAGCCGATTTCACCAGCGCCGCCACCGTAGAGACCGCCATAAGCAGTAAGAGTACCACCTGCACCAGAGCCATATCCGTATCCTATGTCATTTCCTTGGCCGCCGTAATAGCGGTTATTGTAGAGGAACACACCTGTGCCGCCATAGCCTCCACCTGCGATTGTTCCAGAGCCCGGACCTCTCGGACCGCCAGCACCGCCGCCACTATAGCTGTATATAGGGCCTCGACCACCTGCCGAGCTTATTGCTAAAGTGCTTTTTTCGTCTCTTATAAAATTTAACCAAGTGCCAATATTTGGAGTGAGACCGCCGTAATATCCTGCATATGCAACAGAATCTCCACCCACGCCGTTGTTTTGTCCGAATGCACGAAAACCGTTGTATCCACCCTGTGCAGTTACCGCACAGTTGACTGCGTATGTTAAATTAGCACCAAACGGAGTCGATGATCCAAATGTAGTTGCTACACGATTTTGGGTACAAACACTATTGTACGTCCACGTTCTACAACAGTTGTTTTGGCTTTGGCCGCCTGCGCCTACTTTAAAATTAACAAGTTTACCAGGCGATAAATGTATATTATAAATTTGCCTATATTCGCCGCCGCCTCCTCCAGCATAACATGCGCCGCCACCGCCGGCACCTATTAAATGAATTTTGTTTGTTAGGCTAGGATTAAAATCAGTAGGTACTACCCAACTTCCAGCACCCGGTGTTTTAAAAACTACATAAGCCATTTTTAGCCAAACACAGTATCAAGACTATTAGTAGCGGGATTATAAAATTGATATACTCGACTAACTGTTGCAGTGGTATATGAAGTCCAACCTATTTTTTGAGCGGTGTAAATACTACCTTTTACTCCGATGCCGCCAGCCACTTGCAATGCTCCAGTAGTAGCATCAGTAGCAGTATTTTGATTTGTAAGGCTAAGTGGGTTTGCAAAAGTATTGGCAATTACGGCGCCGCCAGCCTGTGGCACACCAAAATTAAGTCCATAAGTGAATTCTCCAGTAGCTGCATTAAAATAAACAATGTTGGTGCCAGTAGTATTATCCATGGTGCCAACAAATATTTTTCCACCAATACCAACTCCGCCAGCTACAGTTAGTGCTCCTGAACTACTACTAACGGCAGGAGTAGTGTTTTTTGTAGAAATTACATCATCTGTTACAATCAAAGTTGTAGTAACAGTGGTTAATTGTATGTCTAATTCGTTAGCAACAATTTTTCCACCAACGTATAAATCGCCACCTATACCAACTCCACCGTTAACTACCAACGCTCCAGTTGTAGTTGAAGTTGCATTTGTAGTATTGGTAATTGTTGTTAAGCCAGTTACCTTTAATCCACCACCAATATTAACATTGCCACCAATACCAGCGCCGCCATTTACAATCTGTAGGGCGCCAGTGTTAGTTGTTGTGCTTTGTGTTGTATTGGTGAGTGTTGTAATACCAATGATGTTTGCGCCGTTACCAACGTTTAAGTTGTCACCAATTCCAACTCCTCCCCTAACTACTAATGCACCACTAGCAGTTGATGTACTGCTAGTGGTGTTTAATATATTGAATATACCGCTTATGGTTCCGGTAGAAGAAACAACTAACTCCCCAGTAAATACTCCATTGCCGCCAACATACAAATTCTTACCAATACCGGCTCCGCCTGCAACTATTAACGCACCACTTTCAGTGTTAATACTTTGAGAAGAATTGACAATATTCAATGATGCTACCGTAGTAGCTAGTGTACTTGTGTTAACATAACTCCTAGTCCAATATCCCGTACCTGCAGAACTATAAATGTAAGTAATATTATTAGTTACTGTAGTTTGACCGTTAACTGGGTTTAATGGAAATGACATTTAGATCCTTAGCATCGTCTTATATTTATTACTATGGGGTTCCCACACACGTACTAGGGAATTGTCGAACAAGTTTACCAAGTCCGGGCCAAACAATACGAACCGCGCCTATGCCGCCAGCGCCGCCACCACCAAAACCAGCCCTAGCGCCTGCACCACCTCCACCGCCGTACTGGCCGCCAAAGCCACCATAGCCAGCGCCTGCACCGCCTTGACCACCCCCGCTGCCGCCAAAGCCACCACTGGAAGCAACTGGACTTCTGAGGCC